TCCAGAAACGGAGATCTTGCCTACAGAACCTACGTACAGGTAACTTTACCCGAGATTAACCAGTCTATGGGAGCCTCCGGCACTGGACCCGTCTATGCCCGTTGGTTGGATTACCCCGGTGAGCAACTCATCGCTCAGGTTGAGGTTGAGATTGGAGGCCAAAGAATCGACAGACAATATGGCGACTGGATGCATATCTGGAACCAACTTACCCTGTCATCCGAGCAACAATCCGGCTACTACAAGATGATCGGCCACACCACCCAACTTACCTACATCACTGACCCCGCTTTCGCTGACATCAACGGCCCTTGCGCTTCCACTGGAGGCCCCGGCCAGGTTTGCGCCCCTCGCAAGGCCCTTCCTGAGACCACCCTCTACATTCCCCTCCTCTTCTGGTTTTGCCGAAACCCTGGTTTGGCTCTTCCTCTCGTTGCCCTCCAATATCACGAAGTCAAGATTAACATCGATTTCAGACCTATTGGTGAGTGCTTGTGGGCTGTCAAGGATTTGACCGCCATCAGCTCTGCCACTTCCCAGGCCGTTACCACTGCCTACCAACAGTCCCTTGTTGCTGCCTCCATCTACGTTGATTTCATCTTCTTGGATACCGATGAGCGCAGAAAGATGGCTCAAAACCCCCACGAGTACCTCATCGAGCAACTCCAATACACCGGTGATGAGTCTGTTGGATCTTCCAGTAACAAGATCAAGATCAACTTCAACCACCCCTGCAAGGAGCTTATCTGGGTCGTCCAACCCGATGCCAACGTTGATTATTGCGCTTCCCTCGAGGGATCCTCAACTCTCTTCAAGGTCCTCGGAGCCCAACCCTTCAACTACACCGATGCTATCGATGCCCTCCCCCCTTCGATCCACGTCTTCGGCGGCCCCGCCGAGACCTCTGGCACTGGTGCCTTCATCAGTGGCGGTGTCTTCCAGATGCCCGGCGCCCTCGACGGATTCGTCAGTGGCGGCACTGGCACCACCCAGGACTGGCACGGCACCGGCGTCTTCAACCAAGACACCTCTGCCCCCACCGGCTCCATGCTCTCCGATGCCGGCACCTTCGTGCTCGCTGAGACTGCCCTCAACCTCCACTGCTGGGGTGAGAACCCCGTTGTCACTGCCAAGTTGCAACTTAACGGACAAGACCGTATCTCCGAGCGAGAGGGATCTTACTTCGACGTCGTTCAACCCTTCCAGCACCACACCCGCGCACCTGATACCGGCATCAACGTGTATTCATTCGCACTTAGGCCTGAGGAGCATCAACCCTCAGGGTCGTGCAACTTCTCCAGAATCGATAACGCCACTCTTCAGTTGGTGCTATCCTCTGGAACTGTTGCCGGAACCGCGACTGCAAAGGTCCGTGTATATGCCTACTCTTACAACGTGTTGAGAGTAATGGCTGGTATGTGTGGGGTCGCTTACAGCTCTTAAGGCTCAGGTCCGTGTGTAAAAATGTGTCTGACTCTTGGTTGGTATGTAAGAATTCTTGCAATTCATTTAAAAATTTAATAAAAAAATTCAAAAAAGTTTTTTATTAAATGGTTTTACAAACCTTCATCGTCGGTAGAGTATTCGTATATATCTAAATTAATATTTTGAGGAGGGTTTTGTTGTTCTTTAGTATCCTGTTTTTGTTGTTCTTTAGTATCCTGTTTTTTTAATTGTGATTTTGCTTTACGTTCTTCAGAATTTAGTTTATTTTTATTATGATTTAACATATTTACAACACAAACGCTTGGTGGTTTCATTTCTTTTTTTACACAATTTTCATATATTTTTTGCAATTTATTAATAAATATAGAATAATCTATTTCTTTTTTCATAATATTACACTGCCCGCAACAAGAATTTGAATTATGAAATGTATATCCATGTTCGTTATCAAATCTGTCAATTCCATTAATATGGTTTTTATCTGTTTTTTTTCCACAAATATAACAATCTTCTTGAATTAATTTATAATATTGTTCTTCAGATAGTTCAAAAGGATAATTGCGACGCTTTGCACTATATTTATATGCATAAATTGTCGAACCTTTATGATTTGAAAATGCATGTGGATATTTTTTTCCACCTTTCAGCATATTATTTTGTGTTAAAATATGTTCAACTCTCTGAATAAATGTTATATTATCCACTGCACCTTTCATCATATTACATTCAGTGCAACAACTTACACAATTGTCAATTTCATACCCTTTAGTACTATCCATGCGGTCAACACCATTGAAACCTTTGTCTTGCATAATTCCACAATAATAACAAGGTTGTTTTATTATAGGTTCAAACTGTTCCTTTGTTAAATTAATACTTCCTGGATAATTCCGGTTTCTTTTATTTACCTCTTTCAATGCAACTTTTTCAGGATTGTTTTCTTCCCACTCTTTTTTTACAGCAATTCGTTCCGGTTTCTTTGATGCAATCCGTTGAATTTCGTTCACATGTTCCTTGTCCCGTTTTTCATTTTGTTTTTTAAATTCGTCTCTGCATTGTTTGCACGTTTTGGTTTCTTTGCTACCTATACCAACATAGTCTTCAGTTGGTTTAAATCCACAGCAAACCGAACACTGTTTTGTTCCATTCACAACTTCTTCCGATACAGCATAACGTTTTGCCTTGTCTCTTTCTCTCTCTTTTTGCAAACATTCTTGACAACTACTGAACTGGTAATTAAGGGTCAATTTTGTGCGACACCCCTTCAAATACTTTACACACGGTCTTACGCTTTCGGTTGCACATTCGTCCACAAATAAACAAAGTTGGTGTAGTCCACAGTAAATATTCTCGACAGACCGTTTATACTTGCAACCCGCACTTTTACACAAAATTACTTCTTCTTTTTTTGTTTCGCGGATTTCTTTACCTCTGTCTCTGCATTTCTCACATTGGTTAAATGTTGAATCAAAATAATACATTTTCTTGCAACCATTGCAAAGCTTCAGCGCGTCCATCATTTCAGGAGTATATTCGTTCATATACTTGTGGTTTTTGCAAAATTGGTTACCATCGAGTGAATAATTTCGACACAAATCACCATTCCGGTCTTTTCCTTTACATTTTACACATTTATCAACCAAATGCTGTAATGCTGGTGTCATTGTTGTGGATATTGCATCTGAAGGTTTAACTGCAACTGTAGGTTTAATTGCAACTGTAGGTTTAATTGCCAGTTTAATTGCAACGGTTGGTTTATTTGCAACAATCGGCATTTCTTGTATAATTCTCTTATCATTGTTGATAAACCACTCCCACTTACCTTTACATTCTTCTGACAATTCGCCTCGTGACAAGCTCATATTTTGTCTCGTCGTCCACCTCGACAACCGTCGTTCCTCTTCATCATCACCATCCTGTCTGGGAGTCTTACTATTTTCGCGAACATAAGCTATCAATTTATCAAAAGTATTGTTCCAAGACTCTTCATAAGTCTGGTAAAATCGGCTATATTTATTAATAAATGCCGTCCATTTTTCATATCGGCTGGTTCCAGGTTGAACTCGCTTGACTTGGTCGTAACTCCACCGCAACAAATCAATCTCTTCAGTGTCGCAGGTTTCACTTGGCTTACGGCCGTGCAAATCAATAAAATCGCCCAATTGACATACTTTTTTTTCCCAAATTTCGTCCTTGGTTAAAAGCTGGTCCTCATTTGCATTCATAAACTCGGTCCATGCTGTTATCCGTTCTTCATTAAACCACATACCAGCTTTGGATTGTTCTCTTCCAGCACGGTAAAATCCGAGCTGATCGCTGAGCCACGAGCCAATCTCGGGCTCTTTTTTGGCAGGCCTTTTGCCATCGTTGTTTTTCATATACTGTATTACCTTCTCTAACTTGTTGAACCATGATTCGTTGTTTGACATTCTTGGGATTTATGTTTTCTATAACAAAACATAAATACATTTCAATTTTATAATAAATAAGTATTTTATAATTGGCTTTGGTTTTGTTGCTAGTTCTCTTAAGTTTGATGCAATCATATAAAAAACAATTGCTTCATAAAACTATGTTGCATCAAAATCTACTTTTATAACACTTGGAACTTCCGGTTTGTTAAATATTATTTTTGTAATCGCACATAATACATAAGATAAATCAAAGTTTTTATTATTTGGATTATATCGTATTATTGTTATATTTTGCTCCAATAAATAGTGTTCTCTATTTTTTTCATATATTTCATTTCGGTCTTTATGGTCGTATTCATCACATTCAATTGCCAAATTGTAATCTTCAAAATATAAATCAATATAGTATGTCCCAACTCTCTTTTGACGCTTAATTTTCAATGCATCCGAAAATGATTTTTCTATAAATCCAATGGTTTGCGTTTCTATCGCCATTACAACATTTACGTGCCCGCAATTTTCATTTATTTTTTTTATATATCTATTTTTTAAGTTATATGTATTTTTAACTAGTTTGAAGCTTTCTTCAGATAACCACATATGTATACAGTTGTGACCTCCTCGGTAATTTAATTTTTCAGTTTGTTTTGTTTCAATAAAATTAACACCTTCTTTAAAATTTTTTTTTACATATGTAGTTAAACACACCTTTTTTGTTTCAAACAATCCAACCAATTCATCAATGTTTTTTGTAAAAACTTCTTGCATTTTATATTTTTGATAATTATATGAAAAATATATTCAATTTTTCATATAAAATTTAAATCCTAGAAATGAGCGATTCGTGGTTCAGCAAGTTAGATAAGGTCCATCCACTATATTGTGGTAGCAAAAAAGTCAAATAAAACCTACCACATAATATACACCATAATAATTGGAAACAAAACGCGCAAACAACGTAGTTATGGAGGAGATTCGGAATCAGCAATGCGAGAATATGCGTCGATAAATTAACATAATATTC